AATATCACCACCATATAGCATAGAAACGCCATTTTTTAATAAATATGTTCTCATTTTATTTCCTTTTAAAAAGAAATCTTTAGTTCCATCAATATTCATATAAGTTTTGTAAACTTTATTAAAAGTATTTCTGTAAACTAAACAAGTAGAAAAGTATTTTTTATGTGTCTTTTCATAATGATAAATAAGGCTTCTATCTCTGTTAAGGACTTTGCCAATTATTGACCTATGTATGTCTTCCTCAGTCCTTGCAATATAACTAGCTACTGCTCTAGCTGCCTGTAATGGTCGCTTCCTGCTCTTTGTAGAAAGCGAACCATCAGGTAAACCTAAAGTATTAGTAGTAAGACTGCAGATACATTTAAAGTTATATTCTTCAGTCATCTTAAAATGGTAAATCGTCAGACTGAGCTGAAACAGGATCTTCAGCTCTTGAATTTGAAGTAAAGTGATAGCCATCAATATTATGGTAATACTTTCCTTTGTATTCTCTTGAATAAACATTACAAAGAATAACTACATCCATTCCAACTTCTAGTTTATTCATTTGTTCTAGTTTATCCCCAAATGCACTTACTGCTATTTCATTATTAAATTCTCCACCTGTATCTATTATACAAGTTTGTTTTTTCCAAACCTTTTCAGACTTAGATATTCCTGATTCTACTGGTAACTTCTTTACTAATTTTCCTTTTACTTCCATTGTATTTCGCCTATAATTATTGGCTAGGTCTTTTGCCGATTAAATTATTTATTTATTTCTTGATTTAACATTTTCATTAATGTATTTTCTTGCTTTTCAGACATTAAGTAGTTTTTCATCTTAGACATTACTGCTGAACTTTTACCTGTATTTATTGCCTCTAACATAGCATTGTAAATATCAGTATTCATTTTTGGTTTTATAGGTTCGTTTACCTTATTACTATCAGCATCCTTAGTGTCATCTAATAAGAATAGATTACCAAGTGCATATTTCTTAGCATAAGAACTGCTAGAACCGAAAGACTGTGCAATGTCCATTCCTTTGCGTTCAGGATTAATACCTGCTTGAGCTTCTACATAGATAGTCTTATCACCATCTGAAATAGAAACTTTAGAATTTAAAACTAAATAGCCTGCAATTTCTTGAGTTGTTTCTGTTATAGTTAAATAACAGCCATACTTCTTTAGTAATGGTTTTACTGCTTCTAAGATGTCTTCAGCACTTCTGTACTTATACTTACCGAAACTGTTAAATTGATTCTTTGGAGCTTTAAGCTCACTTTGGATAGCTATTAAATAATCTATCTTTTCTTCTGTTTTCATATCTATTTATTTTTGTTTATAATTCTGTGCAAAGTTATTAAATTTATTTACTTTTTATATCTTTAGGTAATTCTTCATTTAAATTCCATTCATTTTTATCTATCATTTCTTTGCATCCACCACAAGTAATTGCTGACCAGCAAAAGTGATAAACTCTATTATAAGAAGTACAATTAGGACAATATATTGCTTTACCATAAAATTTACTTGCTCTTGTATATCTATTTACTTTTAACATCATATCAAATTTATTATTATTGGTGAGTTATTATTTTCTTTATAGTATTCTAAATATTTAGGCTTTAGATCAACTGACCAATCATCTTGACATTGCCATCCATAAGTCTTAAGCATTTCTTCAAACTTTCTAAATATCTGTAGTTCAGTTCCCACTACAATTACTGACCTATTGTTATAACTTAAATCATTACTGAAATGTCCTAATTTTCTATCATAAGTATGAACTCCTGATTGTAGGTGTTGTGGTTTTAAATACCACTCTTCAGCTATTACTTTTTTATTGTCTAACTGATAGCCCATAAAATTAGAGTAATGGGGTTTATTGTAATTTATGTAGGTAGTTTCTTCTAAATATTCTGCGTCTTGTATAGTCATCTTAAAATCTTTTTGAGTTATCTTGAGCATTATAGTAAGCTGTTTTTACCTTAATAAATAAATCTCTAACGACTTGAAACTTTAATAAATTAAGTCCATCTTCAGTTAATACCGTATTGTCAGGTAATAGATTAGGTTGATTAGATTGTACATCTAATAGACTAATTATAGCCTCTTGTTTACTTGTTGCTTCTTTCATTTTAAATTCCATTATCTTAATCCCATTAAAAGTTCTAAAAGCGTAATAGACGCTAGTAGTATATATAAGCAGCCAAAAAGTCCTGCTATTCCTAAAAGTGTTGAGAGTAAATTTTTCATAATATTTATTTGATTAATTATGAAGCAAAGATATAAAAATATAATGATATTAACAGAATGATAAACAAAGTTATTAACAATTAAGGTGTTTACATCTAGGACGAACTTTATAGCTTGTCTAGTATATTAGTATTAAAAAGAAAAGAAAGTGCCTAAAACGGCTATACGGGGTGCTAGAAATAGTGTACTAGCCTTGCTATTTGTCCTGATTCTTTGGAATGGATGAATCCTTCTACTGCTTTCTGTACTCCACAGAATCCTTTGCGATTGTGCCAACTATCAGTTCCACTTGGTGAACGCATATATTCTACAGTAACTCCAATGAAGTCCTTAGCGTCTAACCATTTGTATTTTACTTTGTGATGTATATGGTGAAGATACCAATATCTGTATTTTGTTTCAGCCCACATTAACGGTCTATCATTTGCCATTAACATTGGTAGCTTATCCATCTTAGCACCATCTCCGTGTTCAAGCCCTATAAGATTAGTACCATACTTATAATACTTTCTATGTGCTACTGATATATCAAATGTAACATCTTTAGTATTTCTAAACCAAGACTTTAAAGAGTGTGCTAAATGAAATCCACTTTGATAATCGTGATTAGACATAGAGTGTACTACATCTACAGGTGCAACTTTTCTAAGTATCTCAACACATTTTACATAAAGCTTCAAAGCAACTTCAAAGTGTTGCCACCATTTGCCATCTGCGTCTTGCGGTGTTCCTGCTGTAGTTGTATTATATACATTGTCAATATGTAGTATATCGTTCCCTACACAAAATAATACTCTATCTATACTAAACCCTTGAGCTTTACTTATAAGTCCAGTAACGCCTTCTAATACTCTATTGTATGCTATATCTGTATTATAGTCATCCCCTGTTTCTAAAGCTACTCCTAATTTACCAATATGAATATCAGCAGGATTTATAACTAATAAGTGTTCACCTTTTACTCTTTTAATTTCTGGATAGGTAGGTGCGTGATTATCTATAAGAGATTTAACATCTTCAAGTACATCATTTTGGTCAGTACCATATTGCTCTTTGGTAACTATGGAAAAGCGTAAATCCCCTCCCATATTCTGCCAATGCTTAACGCTTACAATATCATTCTTATCAATACCTCTATCTTTAAGATGTATATCTAATGCAGTATTGCCGTTAATATTTGATAAGTCCTTTCCCCTAGATTCATTGATTAACTCAACTTCTTCAGGGGAAAGTCTTAGTCTTTTACCTGACAAACTTTATTTCTTAGCAATATCACTTAGCCCTTGACCTACAACTAAAGCAGCAATTGACATTAATATTTTACTTACTTCGTCAGGATTCAATCCGAACTCCTTACTTAATAGAGTCGTTAAAACCCCTATCAAGGTATAAATGAACTTCTTTGATGTGAAAATCTGCTTAATGAATAAGCCTGTAAACCAATTTTTTAATTTCTTCATTCTATTTATTTTTGATTATTAAATTAATGTTTTCTGCTCCCAAATGTATTAATTCTTTGATTAATAAGTCCATAGCTAACGTAGAGTTACTAACAAAGTCCTGTTGAGAGCCTAATCCTACGAGGATGCAGCCTCTTGTATCTTTAGCAGTATTCCCTCTATGGAATAGGATATAACTTCTATTTTCTACATCTTCTATAAGTAAGTGAATATAGTCCCTTGTAGATGATTCTCTAGGAAGTCTTAGCCTTACTTTATATTCTCCTCTTGGAATACAGCTAACATTCTTTTTATTATTTAACCAAGGATTCTCTAAGGTATCGCACATCCGTTCTCCGTTTAAAAAGAGTTCGCCAATAACAGAATTTTCTGAGAATGTATTTCTAATAAGAAGAAGGTTAATCAGTTTTTTTTTTGTCAAACTTTATAAATTTATATATCGTAAAAGTTATGGCTAAAGTTAATGAGCAAAAAGTTAAAAGTTCATTAGCCTGTCCTAGACTTAATCCTATTGCTGTACTATTTGCTATCCCTACTTGAAGGCTGTCTTGCATTTGTTTTATTTTTAGGCTTTTTATCCAAGTAGGATTTAAGCTTTGTTATATTAATTTGTTTTGGCTTGTAGTGTTTCTTCATTGATTTAAGTTCCCAATTGTATTTCTTAATGTATATCTATTACCTTGATTGTTAGGTCTTTCAAGATTCATTCCGTTATAGTAAGCATTTTCATTAGCCTCTACATCTGAACCTGTAGAAGTTCCATATTCTGGAAAAAGTGAATTATTATTGGAAATGTAGTCTATCATTCTTTCTAAATAATATTCACCTGTATTTTTGCATTCTTCTCTTAAATGTTGTGCCTCTTCCGTAGATAGAGCTGTTCCTGTTTCAGATGTTTTGCTATATATGTTTCCATTTTCCACTTTAAAACGCAAAAACGGAATAGCGTGATACATTGCCATAATCGGAAGAAAATCCCCTATGTAATCATCTAACAAAGTCTTGTAAGCTTCATTACCTACAGCTCCAACTTTTCCTGTAGTAATTAAGTCTTTTAATTTATTATTCAATGGAGTGCCAAGTCGTGTTTCGCACCACAATTTTTGTGCTTGACGGACATAAGGGAGTAGTAAATCAACATCAACATTTAGATTGATTGCTGTAGAGTCCTTTAATTTAGCCTCTGATATAAATAGTACATATGACATAAGTGTCTGATTTTTAAAGTGTTATCTTGCGTTTACGTATCCGTTATTTTTCATTTTTCTTGGAGGTGTTGCTACTAGCTTATCATTTTTCTTAGCTGTAAAGCCTTCTGACTTAGCTTTAGTATAGCCAATCATATCAGCATCCTCTATCTTAGTTGTCTTAGATTCTCCTATTGTAGTCTTAAAGATTCTTCTGCTCCAAAAGTGAAAGCATTGAGGGCCTCCTTTGTAAAGCCAAATTGAGTAAGTATTAGCACCTCCTCTACCGAATCCAGGATTAACAGCTTTTGTTTTCATATTAATGATGTCCTCTTTTCTGTATAGTTTATTGGCAGCAGTCATTTTTCTGCAAAATTCTCTTTTAGTTCCTGACTTATTAGTTAAGAAATTATCATTAGAATAAACATAACGAACTCTAAAATAATCATAAGACTTTTTAGAGATACCATCTTGCTCAGACTTACGACTAGGAATGGCTCTACCTGTTGAAGCTAGTTCTATCTTTTCATTAGCTAATTCATTTAATACTTCTTCATAGTTAAAGTCTTGATGTTCTCCGTCTACTACTTCTTCTTCTACTAATTCCCATTCATCTGACATATCTTCCCCAAACTCCTCAATGAACTTAGAAAGCTCTGTAGCCTCTTGATGTCCTTCGCAAGCCATATAAACCGTTCTCCCTTCATAATCGTGCGTATGGTATCCTTCACATCCTAAAGTCTTTGCATTCGCTAAGGCTTCTTCTATGGTGTCAAAAACAGGCTTTCCGTCTATCATACCAACTTTAGCAAAGTCCTCTCTAACATCTACATCAACATCTAACGGAGCGTAACCCATTTCTTCTCTTATTTCGTCTGAAGTAAGTACCCCTGCTAAATCTTGATTTGTAAACTTAATAGTTATTGGTTTAAGTTGTACGAACTGCACATCCATATCCATATTATTAACTTGGAATATTTTGTGCAATACTTTAAGTATTTGATTTTGAAAGCCTATAACAACTGTATTTTTGTAAAAATTAGATGCTGCGTTTAGCTCGTCTGCATTGCTTGAGAACCCATTAGCACTATCCAAGCCCATAAGTGTCTTAGAAGTCACCCTATGACCTGAGAGGATATTGCTAGTAAGTAGTTCTTGGAGTGCTAAATATTGCTTATCCAAATCTGAAGGACTAATTGAAGTTATTTCTGGAACTCTAGTTTTATCATCTGAGAATGTCAAGACAAATTTTCCTGCATTCTTTTCAGATGTGAATTTATCTTCTAAGCTTCTTTCTATCTGATTTCTTTCTTCAGCCGTTGGGATACCGTTCGCAAAGGATATCATAAAAGATCCTGTGAATCCGTTAGATATATTATTAAGGTGAAACTCAGAAACTTTAGAATCAATTAACGCCCAATTATTACAAGAAATATAATCAGCCGTATAATAGCTATTCATATTAGGACTGTAAAGCCCTGTATAAAGAATTTGATTTGGAGAAGTTCTATCGTTTACATTAAAAGCAGGAACTCTATAAGGCTTGTTAGTTCTTGTATTTGCCCAATCTCCTGACACATAGTAACCTCTAGTCTTTCCAAATTCATCTGGACGTTCACAGCGAATTTTCTCTACAGGAATGTGATAGATTTCAGCGATTTGAGTTCTGTCTTTAGACCATACAATGTTAAGAGCAAATGCTCCTTGTAGCTTAAAGTCAAATGCTACCTTTTTTAATACCTCGTGTAGAGTTTCATTACCGTTAGCATTATTCATAAAGTTCTGTAACTTTACTCTTGCTTCTTCATCTCTATCTTCTTCATCAGTTATAACTAAGTCCTCAGCACTTATCATTTCAGCCGTTGCATTCACGATAGCAGCCGTTATTGAACTTGAGTAATAAAGGTCAATCAAGAACTGTGGATATAGGTTTCTCCATTCTCCATTAGCGTCGCCGTATTCAATGTAGTCTTTTCCACGTACTTCTTGTACTAACGGAGCTGTGCTTGTGCTTAAATCAATGCTTAAAATTTTATCCATTTTATAAGTTTAAAAGTCTTTCGTTTATGTTATCTGTCAATGCTTGTGAAGTAGAATCATATATTTGTAATTCAAATAAACTACCATCAAGAGTTTTTCCCATTTCATTTAAATTAATAGTTCCTGTCATAGAAGCTGATTGTTCTACTACGCCATTAAAATTTAATTGTACTAAATTAGCAGCATTTCTAGTTATTACTATATAAGCATCATCATTATTTCCTTGTGTAGTTACTAATGCAACTCCTGAACCTGTTATTGGGAATACTCCTACACCATTATCTCCATTTAATGAAATTAATGAAGGTTTTAATGTAGATGATAATATTTTAGGAGTTCCAGCTCCTACAACTGCTTTTATTTTAAAACCTACTGAAAATTGTCCTGTTAAAGCCATTTGTGATGTACTAGCTAAAAGGTTAGTACCATCAAAAACAACTCCACCTGTACTTGCTGTGTATGAAGGCATTTGTGGTTTTGTACTTTGTAACATATTAAAAGTATTTGCAGAACTATCTTTCCATTCACTAACATTACCACTTCCATCTAAAGTTATTCCTGCTTTGTTTTTATACCAAGCAATCATAGAAGTTTCATCTGCAGGATTCCATACAACTATGTCTGTTCCATACCATACATAATTTGGACTATCAGGAGATTCGTGTTGAGTGTATTGTACTTGTTGTGTACCTTTACTTTCTGTAAGATTAAGAATTCCTTTAGTAACTATCCCTTGAACTACTCCATTTCTTACATCTACAGACAAAACATCAGATTCTGTCGCTGGAGCTCGTCCAAATTCAACAACTACAGCAGAGCCTGCCCAACTTACCTCATAAACTTCGTATTTCCAATGTCCTGCAGGTAGTAAGTTTATTTGTCCTAAATATAAATTAGGAACAGTTGCATAACTAAATACCATTTCAGTATATCTAGGTAATATTCCTAAAGGTAAAGTCGGATAACAATATTCAATATCTCCATTTATATCATTAATAAGCTTTACTAAGAATCTTATTTGAGCTGAAGGAACTGTTGTATCTATTCTATTATCTTCAGTATTTAGGTAAGCTTGTATATTTGATTGAGTAAAACCTTGTATCATAGTATATAATAGAAAAAGTAAGTTTTTATTTGGAATAATGAAAAAGGGTAGCAATTAAGCCACCCTCATTCAAGAATTATAAGAAAACAGATTAGAAAATTAAGCTGTAACTATTGTTCCAATTTCAAACCCAGCATTTGTGAAAGGACCTGTTGCTATTGGATAGTCTGCTACCATTGGAAAAGGAGAAGCCTCCATTCCGTCAAAAGTAAGAGTATATCCTCCTCTATCTCCCCAGGCTGCTCCAGAGTCCATAGTACCTGCATTAAGTTCCATTCCATTAGTTACTCCTAAAGCAACAATTACATCAGTTCCTGTAGCAGCAATTTGTGCATTTAATTGAGCAAAACATACGAGTTTACTTGCTCCTAATAATTTGATTTGATTTTGGTCTTCCTTGGTTAAACGGTTAAGAATAACGCTTAAAGAAGGAGTGTAATAAATCGTTCCATTTTCACGACTACCTACGATAGTTTCTGTAAGACTAGCTACTCCTAAAGGCATAGTATATCTGTAAAGAGTATTTAGTGAGCCACCGACATTCATATCTATATCAGTTACTTCTCCATTTGCTACAACGATTCCTACTGTTTCTATTGGTGCTTCAAATTGGTCATAGACTCCGAAATATACATACTTTATTCCACCGCTTACACGATTACAGTCAAGTCCTCTTCCTTTTGTTAATATGCCACAAGCCATAATTGTTTGATTTTAAGTGGTTATAAAGATGGAGGGCTTTTACACCCTCCTTCTCCGTTTTTATTTATTTATTAAGAACCTAGTACAACATCAGCTCCAATACCTACTTGAACACCTCCAGAGTAACGAGCTAATAATCTAATATTTGAGCTTCCGTCAATTTGAGAGAGGTCTAGCAGATTTATGGTTGTACTATCTGAAATCAAGTCAGTCCCAAAGAATAAGTTACTTCTTTCTGCTGCAACTAATTGGTCATCTAACATTCCATTACATACAGCTAATTTAATTCCGTTAAACATTGGAACAAAAGCATCACCCATATTGTATAATTGTTGGTATCCTGCTGCTGCTTGTACCCCTAAATATATTCTGTAAGTTTTTGGACTCATATAGATATGTAAGTCTTCTTTCATATAAACTGCTGAAGGGATAGCGGCTGCTACTGCATCTAAATTTGCAATGATATTTGCTGCATCAAAAGCTGTTCCTGCACCACCTTGATTAGCTACATCTACTACAGTATTACCTGCTTGAACTAATCTACCTACTGCACCAGCTGTATTAAATCCTGTGAATTCTCCTGCTGTTGCATCATTACCACCCCAAATAGAAGCTTCAGTTGCATCTGCAACAATCTCACCAATATAAGAGATTACATAGTCATCAAAAGATGCAGGTGGTGGAGCGCCTGCTCCTGCTCTCATTTGTAAAGCTTCCCAACTTTTTAAAAGAGTTTGTGCGCATAAATCTGATTGTACCATTAGATTTTTTGGCTCAAGAATAGCCTCAGTCATTGTAAGAGTTCCTGCTAAGTTTACATTACAAGTAGCGTCCTGTACCATTGCTGCGGCATCCATTTTTTGGATATTGCTACGATATTTTATATTTTCTATCATTGTCAAGTACTCCATTGAGTTTGCTTGACGAAGTGCTGCGGAGATGTAGAATCCTGCTGCCTTCCCTGCGTAATTACTAGTTACTGCTAAAGCCATAATTGTTTGTTTTTTAGTTAGTTATGTAGAGTTATCTCTACTTATTATTAATTATATAAGTTGTAAAGGTATTTTTCTTTTTTTGTCATTTTAGATATTTCTTTTTTAGATAAAGAAACCTTAGTAGTTTCAGAACTAAATTTATTTGTATCTAATGGAGCTGATGCAGGTGCTGAAGCTAATTCAGTCTTTAGTCTTTCGTTTTCAGCTTTCAATTCTTTTATTGAAAATTCCTTTACTTCTTTGGTTGTTATTGTCTTAGGATTTTTAGAAGGAGCAACAACTTCTTCAGCCATTTCTTCAACCTCATCATCTCCTCCATCTTTAGATTTTTTAAGGTCTGCTACTGCATCCTCTAAGTTCTGTATACGCTTTTCCATACCTTCCCAATCAGCCACATCAGCGTATTTCTTTTCTTCTTCTTCTTCAGCTAATTCTTCTTCAACTACTTCTTCAGTTTCAGTTTCCATAACTTCAGCTACGATACCTTCTTCCTCTACTCTAAAAGTAACTCCTGTATCAGTCTTGTAAGTCCCTACAGGTAATAAGATTGTCGTGCCATCTTCCGTAAGAACTGAGATATCCACTCCTGCTTCTAACTCCTCAGCAGTTGAAACGAAAATAGTTCCGTCCTCTGATTTAGCTTGATAAGCTAATTTCACATCTGGCTCTTTATCAAGACCAAGTGCTACCAATATTTGATTTTTTAAATCCATAGTTTTGTTTTAAGTTCTGTTATATAATAGAATAGTTATTGTTCTGTTTGATTTTTGTTAAAATGCTGACTTAATTGCTTTAGCTATACGATTTGCGTCAAAAAATTCTGCAACCATATCATCTGACCTTTTAATAGCTGCATTTGCATTTTTATATGCAGGAATATCATTTACTTTAATTCCTAATTCTTTTGCTTGTTTAGTTAAATTATCTAAATCAGATTTTAAAGACTTAATACCTTTATCAAAACTTGTATATAATTTAGATACCTTTGGAAAGTCTTTATTTACTGAATCTATTTTGTTATACCAACTATTCATAGCTGAGTCTAGTTTTTTACTGTCTTGCTCGTATGACTTAACTAACTTCTCTATATCATCAACTAAACCCAACTCAACCTTCTCAGCCTTCAGTTCAGTTTTGTTTTCTCTTACTAGCTTGTTTAAAGCACTTAGTATTTGTTCTTGTGTTGGTTTCATATTATAATTTTTAAACTTTAAATTTTTCTATTTTAGACGCTAAGTCTAGTAATCTTTTATCCCAATCAGAAGTTTCTTTTATTGATGTTTCAAATTGTCTTGATTGCTTTACTTCACTAGGATTAATGCCTAAAGCTTTTAAATCTTTTAAGAATTTAGTATAATCGTCTTGTGTTTCATTCAATACTTTCTTTACTTTCTTTCTATCGTTTTGTATCATTTGAGCTGTACTAACTAAATCTTGTTTAGCAGCCTTTTTAATATTCCAATAAATCTTTTCAGCATCTTGAGCATAAGAAGAAATTTTATCTCTTTTTAAATCAATCTTCTGAACACTTAACAATTCTTTTAGTGCTGTCTTAACTTCTTCGTCTGTAAATTCTTTCTTTTGCATTTGTTCAAATTTATTAGTAAAGTAGCCTTCTATTGAAAGACCTTTTAATTCTCCTGCTTTTATCTTTTCCCAAAGTTCGTCATTCTCAATCTTCATTTTCACGAACCAAGTACCATTAGGTAAATCGTAGCCGTATAACTTAGACTTATCACTATCTCCTTCCTTAATCCAAGATTCAACTGTTAGAACGCCTGATACTCTGTCTTGGTGTTGGTATGTAGCTTTGTGATGATTGTTATGTTTCAAATAAAGCTCAGATGCTTTACGTACTGTATCAGGACTAAAGTAAACATAGTAATCTGAGTCTGTGTTTGGGTCGTGTCTAAAGATTTGCTTATTAGGAATTAAGGCAGGACTAACTAGCATACGCTTTTCTTCGTCAACCTTTGCAAATGTTAAGTTGTTTTTCTCTTTACCAAAGAATACAAAGTCTTGTTCTATTGCAGGACTCGTTACTAAACTAATAGCGTCAATTGCTAATTCTTGATTATCGTCTTGAATAATTAATTCTACTATTTTTGTTTCCTTCATATCTTCATAATAGTCTTTATTGTCTTCTTCACATTCAGCTATTGAGTCGTACTTACAGCTTCCTGTCTTTCCCCATTTTACTTTTCCGTCTTCACATTCTTCGCAAGGCATAGTTAGTCTTTTTTATATAATAGAAATTAAGTTTGTTTATTTGATTTTATATCGTAGCTCTTCTTCTAATGTTTGCAAGTTGATTTTGAGAATTTGACATTTCGTCTGTTAAAACGAATGCTTTCACAGGTTCTGGTGCTTCAGCTCCTGTCATATCAAAAGAGCCTGACATCATTTGTGGTGCAGGTGGTGCTGATACTGCTGCTCCTCCTCCACCGCC